AGATTGGATCAAATATGGTGTGGAACCTGAGTATGGTAGTTACTTCATTGCAATCGACTTGGCAGGATTTGAAGAAGTGGCTAAACAAGCTGCTAACGCAAAGAAAAGGCTAGACGAGAGTGCCATTGCTGTGGTCAAAGTCACTGAAGATGGCAAATGGTTTGTCAAAGAGATTGACCACGGGCGGTGGGATATTCGGGAAACTGCTGCCAAAATCCTAATGAAGATGCGAGATTACAGGCCAATTTCGGTGGGAATTGAGCGTGGGGCACTTAAAAACGCTGTTTTGCCCTACCTCAGTGACCTGATGCGGAAAAATAATGTATATTCGCACATAGTTGACCTAACGCATGGCAACAGGAAAAAGACAGACAGAATCATCTGGAGTCTCCAAGGGCGGTTTGAGCATGGGCGTATTGTGCTGAACTCTGAAGAAGATTGGGACGCATTCACCGATCAACTCTTGATGTTTCCTGCCAATGGCGTACATGATGACCTTCCTGATGCTTTGAGTTATATTGACCAATTGGCTGTAACATCTTACTTTGAGAGTGAAGAAGATGAAGAGTGGGAGCCTGTAGACATCATATCGGGGGTTTAATGGCAACAGATAAGCAAGAAAAGCTAGAGCAAAATGAGTTTTATGAGCCTACTGAGGCTGATAAAGAACTGACTGATTTTGTTACTGACCATTGCAACCGCTGGCGTGACTACAGAGATACCAACTTCCTTCCTGATTGGCTTGAATACGAGCGAATCTTTCGTGGTCAGTGGGCATCTGAAGACAAAACCCGTGAGTCTGAGCGTTCACGCATCGTAACCCCTGCCACTCAACAAGCTGTTGAGACCCGCCATGCTGAGATCATGGAAGCCATTTTTGGTCAAGGCGAATTCTTTGACATTCAAGATGACATTCGTGATGTGAACAACAACCCCATCGATGTGGGCATCATCAAAGCCCAATTGATGGAGGATTTCAAGCGGGACAAGATTCGGAAATCCATTGATGCCATTGAATTGATGGCAGAGATTTATGGAACAGGCATTGGCGAGATTGTCGTTAAGACTGAAAAGCAGTTTGTACCCTCTACTCAGGCAATTCCTGGGCAAATGGGCCAAGCCGCCATTGGCGTAGTGGAAAAAGATCGTATTTCGGTCAAGATTTCACCTGTAAATCCAAAAAACTTTCTTTTTGACCCCAATGGAACCTCAGTCGATGACTGCATGGGAGTAGCAATTGAGAAGTACATCTCTATCCACAAGATTGTTGAGGGCATTGAGCGTGGTATCTACCGCAAAGTAGACATTACGCCCACTTATGAAGATACTGACTTGGAACCCACCCAAGAGGTAAGCCAGTACCAGGATGAAAAGGTACTTTTGCTGACCTACTATGGTCTGGTTCCCCGTGAGTACCTAGAGAACCTTGAGGAAAACAAGAACATTGTTGATTTGTTCCCTGAAAGTTCCGCTGCTGAAGAGTATTCAGACATGGTTGAGGCCATTGTCGTGATTGCCAACGATGGGCAGTTGCTCAAAGCAGAGGCAAATCCTTACATGATGAAGGATCGCCCTGTTCTGACTTACCAAGATGACACTGTTCCCAATCGTCTGCTTGGGCGTGGCACAGTGGAAAAAGCCTTCAATATGCAGAAAGCTATTGATGCTCAGATTCGTTCTCACTTGGATTCATTGGCGCTAACCACCAGCCCCATGATTGCAATGGATGCAACCCGTCTGCCCCGTGGTGCTAAGTTTGAAGTCAAGCCTGGGAAGGCCATTCTCACCAATGGCGCACCTTCAGAGATTCTGTATCCCTTTAAGTTTGGGCAGACTGATGGCAACAACCTAGCTACTGCCAAGGATTTCGAGCGAATGCTCCTGCAATCTACGGGAACTTTGGATTCTCAAGGCATGGTCAGTGCTGGTGCTAGAGACATGGGCCAAGGCGGTATGTCTATGGCAGTTGCTACCATCATCAAGAAGTACAAGCGTACTCTGGTGAACTTCCAAGAAGACTTCCTGATCCCCTTCATCCAGAAGGCGGCTTTCAGGTATATGCAGTTTGACCCAGAGCGTTACCCCTCTGTGGACATGACCTTCATTCCTACTGCAACCTTGGGCATCATTGCCCGTGAGCATGAGCAACAGATGTTTATTGGCTTGCTCCAGACCCTTGGCCCTAACACCCCTGTGTTGCCACTGATTCTGAAAGGTGTTTTGGCTAATTCTTCACTGACCAACCGCTATGAACTAATGGAGCAGTTGGACAAGATGAGCCAACCTAACCCGCAAGCAGAGCAAATGCAACAAATGCAACAGCAGTTGGCTATGCAAGCTGCACAGGCTCAGATTGCTGTTAATACAACTCAAGCTGAACAAAATCGGGCAGAGGCTCAGAAGTTGTCGATTGAGGCTCAGTTGATGCCCCAAGAAGTACAAGCCAAGAACATGGCGGCAATGACCAAGAACCTGCCTAACCAAGATGATGCGGGTTCTAAAGAGTTTGATAAGCGGGTTAAGATTGCTGAATTGATGCTGAAAGAAGCTGACATTAAGAACAAGTCCAAGATTGTTGAGTTGCAAATGGCTGACAAGAAGGGCAAAATGTCGAGCGTTGAAGATGAGTTTCTCAATCGTCTTTCAAGGGAATTGACCTAAATGGACATTGCCGATCTTGAGCGTAAGCTAGGAATTGATGGAATCTCTGCTGAACAGCAGATGGAGATCATTACTGCTTTGCAACAGTCTGCCGCTGAGAAGATTGCCAAGGCCAAGAGCGAATCTATTGGCAAGGGCGCTGAACTTGTTATCCAAGGCTTGAAGAAGATCAAGTCAGACATGGAGCAAAAGTTTGCTCAGTTGAATGGCGAGATTCAGAGCAAAGTTGCCTCTGTACAAGATGGTCAGGATGGCAAGAATGGCAAAGATGGAAGAGATGGCAAGCAAGGGCCAGCAGGTTCAAGGGGGCCAGCAGGAAGAGATGGTGTTCCTGGGCGTGATGGAGTCGATGGCAATAACGGCACTGGTGTTGCCTCTGCTCGTATTGATTTTGATGGTAGTCTTGTTATCGTCCTTGATAATGGTCGTGAGATTAATGTTGGTGAGGTTGTTCCTTTTGATGTTGCTGAACGCATCAAAGTCATTACTAATGGTGGCGGTACTTCTCAGTCTGTACTTGATACTTTAAGTTCTTTACAGGCACAGATTACAGCTATGGCTGGATTTGTGAACTATGAAGGCACTTGGAACGCATCAACTAATACACCTACCCTTGTCTCTAGTGTTGGCACAAAGGGAGACTACTATGTTGTTTCTACTACAGGAACAACTAACCTGAATGGGGTTACAGCATGGACTCAAGGCGATTGGGCGATATTTAATGGCTCTGCTTGGGAGAAGGTTGATAACACTGATCTTGTAACTTCAGTTGCTGGTCGTACTGGTGCTATTACCTTATCAAATACTGACATCAGTGGTTTGGGTACGATGTCTACCCAGAATGCTAGTTCTGTAGCTATTACTGGTGGTACTGCAACACTTACAAGCCTTACAACTGCTACTGTTCAGGCAACAAACTCAGGTGGTTTGAGCCTCAAAAACTCTGCTGGTACAACACAATTAAGCATGGGTGGTGGTGGTGGAGACAATTTATCTCTGAATGTATCTACAAATATCAATGGAACAAATGCACAAATTGATATTAGCCCAACAGGTACGGGTCATGTCCACATAAAGCCTACAGGCGTTAACTCAATTGAGATTGCGCCTACTTTTGTTGGCGAAATGGACAACATGACAATAGGTGCAACAACACCTAAGAATGGTAGTTTTGTTGATTTAAGCGTAACTGGAACAACAAGTTTTGATGGTAGTCAAGGGACTGCTGGTCAAGTTCTTACCTCTGCTGGCACTGGCGCTACACCTACTTGGACTACACCAACAACAGGTACTGTGACATCGGTTACTGGTACTTCTCCTGTTGCATCTAGTGGTGGCGCTACTCCTGCTATATCTTTGTCTGCTGGTTATGGCGATACGCTGAATCCTTATGCTTCTAAGACTGCAAACTATGTTTTAGCTGCGCCTAATGGGAGTTCTGGTGCGCCTACATTCAGGGCTATTGTTGCTGCTGATATTCCTACATTGAACCAGAACACCACTGGAACTGCGGCATCTACACCTAAACTCTTGACTACAAACTTCACGATTGAAGAAAGTGGTGGAAAGTTGTTGTTCAAGTATGGAGCCACGACTATTGCATCAATGTCTTCAACTGGAGTCATTACATCTGCAACTGACATAGTTGCTAATGGAACACCTTAAAGGAAAGTAAATCATGGCACAAATTACACTTAATTCAACAGGCGTAGCTAGTAACGGCTCTCTTGTTTTGCAGAGCAATGGAACTACAGCCGCAGTCACTGTTGACACTTCACAGAATGTTGGTATTGGGACGGGTTCGCCTGCTTATAAATTAGATGTGAAAGCCGCTTCAGCGACTGTGGGAATAACATCAACAACAGGAACAAATGCAGTTTATTCTGAATTTATTAACACGGGAGGGAGTTTTTTTGTAGGGCGTGAAAATTCAGCGGGAACCTCTTTTAGTACCTCTGCATACTCCTCGGTATTGTTTTCTGCTGGTGCATACCCAATGGCGTTTTTTACAAACAGTCTATTGCGTATGAGCATTAATTCAAGCGGCAGAGTAGGTGTAGGTGTTTTACCTACTACCACAACAAAATTTCAAGTTGTAAGCGATGGAACCAATATTGCCAGCTTTCAAGATAATTCTGCACAAGGCATAAAGTATGTTGTATCTACAGATGGCGCAGGTCAGATTAAGCATCTTGCCACTTGGGAATCTTCTGGCGTAGCCGCATACCACGCTTGGTATGTAACTACTTCTGCTGGAGTGCAACCACAAGCAATGACCCTTAATGTCAATGGCGCACTTGCGCTTTTAGGAGCATCAACATCAGCCACAGGCGTTGGCATCACCTTCCCCGCAACTCAATCAGCATCAACTGACGCAAACACTTTGGATGACTATGAGGAAGGGACTTGGACACCAACTGTCGCTGCTGCTTCTGTTACTTATACCAATAGATATGGAACTTACACAAAAATTGGTAATGTTGTATACATAAGTTGTTTTGTTCAAATTGCAACAATAACAAGCCCCACTGGTGGCGCAGGGGCTAATTTTATTAGTGGATTGCCTTTTACAAGTCTTCCATTCACAAGTGCATATTATCCAAATTTTGCTACGTCTTGGAATGGTTCAAATTTTGGTGGAACTGTTGGCATGGCTCAAATGGCTTCTAGTTCAACGGCTTTATCCGCTTTAGCATCTACAAATAATGCGGCATTCGTTGACAGTAGTCCAGCAGATATTTGGGATGCTAATGGTAATTGGGTAAAAATTACTGGTTTTTATTTTGTTTAACCACGAAGTTCATTAGCCTGACTGGATTGGTCAGGCTGGACACAACGCCAACTTTAAGGAGAAACCCAGATGGCAATCACGAAAGAAAAAGTAATCGACCAAATCACCGTGACTGAGAACGGCATCGTTCTCTATCGTGAAGCAACACGCATCATAGAGGATGGCAATCAACTGAGCCAAACCTACCATCGATCAAGCCTAACACCTGGACAAGACTTGACGGGCATCCCCGCCAATGTCGTTGCAATCTGCAATGTGGCTTGGACTGCTGAAGTCATTGCGGCGTATCAAGCACAGGTAGCGGCACAAGCTAAAAGCATTGGCGCATGACCCCAGAACTTCAGAAATATTATGAAGATCGTTTCTCAATGATGGGAAGTGATGGGTGGAAAGACTTGGTGGAGGATATTGACACCATGATTGCATCCTTGAATAATATATCTGTGATTTCTGATGAACAAAGCCTACAATTCAAAAAAGGTGAACTTTCTATACTTACTTGGCTGAAAACCTTGAAAGAGGTCAGCGAGAGAGCATACGAGGAACTCAATGAAAAGAATGTTTGATTTTGCCTGTGCAAACGGGCATAAAACCGAAAGACTGACCGATTATGAGTCGATCAGTTTTAGGTGTGAATGTGGTGAAACAGCCAACCGCATTCTTTCTGCTCCAAACTTCAAACTAGAAGGGTGGTCTGGTTCTTTCCCATCAGAGCATGGAAGGTTCGAGAAAAAACACCTAGATCAGTTGAAGTGGGAGCAAAAGCACAACTCATAAACAGCAATGTCGAGTTGATTCTCCTATAACCGAAACGGCAGGAAAAAGGGATAATATGTTGATTGACCAAGAACCTGAGATGAAGAGTGAGTTAGAAGCTGAAGAATCCAAGCTATCTGACACCATTGCGCCAGCAAGCCCTGGACTCCCTGATAAATACAGGGATAAAAGTCTAGAAGACATTGTTCGGATGCACCAAGAAGCTGAGAAGCTAATTGGCAAGCAAGCGCAA